TCAAAGTCAGATTTAACTTGAGCAACGCCTCTAGCGGTTCCTGCAAGAGCGGTTAGGCTCATAATCTCTTGTGCAAAACTTGCCTTTGTTAACGGCTTGTTTGCCGCTGCAAGCCTGCTCTCTATAAACTCGTAAGGGTAACCACTATTAGTTGCCATGTCGTCCATGTCATCTAAAGCATCAGCAGCAGCCTTCAGATTACGGAGGTCCGTAAGCGGAGGCTGTTGTTTATAATCGGGAGGCTTAGGAGATGGTACTGTAGCGCGGTTTTTATTTATAGCATCTGCGACTGCTTTAAGAGTTGGCCCCTCCTTAGTCCAAAAAGCAGCCTTATCTTTCATAACTGCATCTACTTCTGCAGGAGCAGCGCCTAGAGCAGTTGCGATTACTCTTCTATTCACCTTGCTGTCTTCAAGAGGAATAGTGTCTTTCACTAACCCGGCTGCAATAGCAACCTGATAGTCGTACTTATACTCACCCATTGGCCCAGTCTCAGCCATCTTTCTTGCGATTAAAAGGTTGGCGACAGCCTGCTCTACAACAAGGTTGTCAGCAACTTTTCCTGTGCGCCCAAAAACCTCTTTTCGTACTCTAACAACCTCTTCCGCAATAGCGACAGAATGATCTCGGATAACATTTTCTACTTCGGACCCCGGAAAGCCCATACGCTTTAGCGCTGTGGGCAGGCTAAAGTTACTCTTGATGTCCCCTAGCTTCTGTTCCAAGACAGTTGCTTTAGCCTGAAAAGCGGTAAGCTGTTCTCTGCTGACAAAACGACCAACTCCCCGCGCTTGGCCGTTTGGGCCTGTAGCAGAATTGTTTATTAGTTGAATGTAGTCTTCAGGGCTTGTTCTAGCCAAACGGGTCATATACCGGTCTACAGGATCGTTCTGTAGGCCTCCGCCGTTCTGTACATGCTCCATCTCTTGTCGGTTCTGACGGACACTTGCAACCCTGTCGATGCTCTGCAGAAGAAAAGCCTGAGCAACCTTGGGGTTTTGAGTAATAAGGTTGGGAATGTCCCTCATCGTAATAGGTATACCAGACGCCTCTTTAGCAAACGCAGCTTGTAACTCTGCATCTGTAACAGAAGTAAGCTCAGCAGCCCTAATCTTTAAGTGCCGAGTTAACTGGGTGGTCAGCCTAGCAATCTTATTTACATCTTTTTTACCTGCAGCTTGCACTGCCTTTAGCAGGTCTGCAGTTTTGTAGTTGGGGGGCAACCCCGCAAGAACCGTACCGAAATCAGCCTGCCCTCTAATTTCTTCTTGGAAGGGAAGAACCTTAGCTTGCAGCGTTGCGGCAGTCGGGGTGCCTGCAAGGATACCTTTATCTTTTGTATACGTATCAACAAGCTCAGCCGCCTTGGCAAAGTTGCCTCTAGAGATAAGCTCGTCAAAAACTTTTGAGATAACGAGTGTCTGCTGCTCCTGAACTAGAAGAGCAATTTGCTTAGGGTCAGTAATTCCTCCCTGCTTAGCCATGCCTATGGTACGGTCTGTAACAGAAGTGGTAACTTTTCCTAGCGCAGTGTCAAGAACCCCTTTGTTAAATCCAGCATCCGTTACCCCTTGAACAGCGCTAAGAGTAGCAGCACCAATAGTTGCCGCGACAGTTTGCTTCTGGACGAGCTTCCGCGCCTCTAACCCTTGAACAAAAGCGTCTTTAGTAAATTTTGTCTGGCTGGCTGCTATGGCAATGTCCGCAACCTCGCCTCCTGTAGCGGTGGCAAACTGGTAGTTGGAACGAATGTTTTTTAAGTCTTGCTGATACTGCTGCTCTAAACTGTAGCCGCCTCCCATCTGGCTGGAGTGCGTACCAGAGAGCATGTCTAAGCGTTCCTGCCCTTCGACACCCTTTATTTGTTTCTGGTAGTCAGCAGTACGCGCATCAATCTCTGCCTGCATTTTGAGACTGGAAACCTTGTCGTCTGCTTTGTTCATGGCGTCAAGGTCAGCGCCTAAAGTAGAAAGCGCTTGTCCAAGCTGAGCGGGAGTGTTAGCAGCCCCGCCGCCAAACATCTCAATAGAGGTACTTAACCGCTGGAAAGGTTGAGGTGTAAAACCTGTCTTGACTGTTCCTACGGCCTGCCCCGGTGCTGCTACTGTTGTAATACGACTAGCCATTATGACCACCAATTCGCTTCTTTACCCGCTGACGCAATTTTACCTGCGCTACCAAGCAAAGTGCCAGCGGCAGCCATAAACGGGCTATAGCTGCTTGCCTCTAGACGGTTAAGCCCCGCTTGGGCTTGATAGTTAATCCCTTGTATTTCGGCAGAGCGCGCTTCTTGCTCGTAATTATCGCTCAACTTTAAGATGTCGTACTCGCCTATTTCCATGATGTCCTGCTGAATAAGGGAGTAGGTGCTGTCTGCCGTATCGTCTACAAGAAGGCCTCTCCCACCCATAGTAGCGCGTGCAGAACTCTTTGTGTCCCCAACCCGACGACGCTGCTCACTTAGCGCTTGCTCTTTGTTCTGGCGGATACGATCTGCGTTCTGCTGAGCGATGACTGCGTTGTTCTCGGCTACCTGCGCCTGATACCGCGCCTGAGCCTGAGCAGCTTGGGCCTGCTGGTACGCCCCCATAACGCTTACGGCGGTACTGGCCACAGTAGCTACAGCGGTTGTAACAGCCATTACCTCAGCCCCTTTGCGTAAACACGTTCAATAGGTTGATACCCCATTCTTTCAAAAATTTTACCAACATCAAAATGTAATTTTACTTTGTTAATTACCTTAGTCACCCCTTTGCCCCGCAAGGCTGCCTCAGCGTGTTTAAACATCTTTAAACCAGCGCTTCCTTTTCTATGTTGAGGAGAAAGCCAGAATAAATCCCCTTCAGCAAAAACTTCGTCAACGTAATGCAAGGAGCGGGAAATAAGGTACACAACATATCCTACTAGCTCCCCCTCTTGCCGAACGGTAGTAATGTGTAACTTGTCGTGGTCCTGCATAAATTTGTAGACATCCCAATCGGGGCTCAATTTTACAGTATCCTTGTCTAGAGCTATCTGCTCCCAATGCTCGCAGAGCAACGGGGCAACTTCTCCCATAACGTCGTATAGACTTTCTGTTGCAAATTGCATCAGTTCCCCCCTACGACAACGTCAGGGACAAGAGCGAGCAGGGTCATCGGCAGTGGGTCACGCTGCTGAACGACAATCTGACCGTCCTTGTTCCAGCTAGGGCTAAGGGTGATCGCCTTGTCGTCTGTAATGAACTCAGGCGGCTGTCCGTATAAGGCAACAAGGCCGTACTTCATTTCGCGCATATGATCGCGATCTGGCCCTACCCATCCGCCTAATGTTCTTTCAAATCTTAGCGTCAATTTGCTAATCTTCTTATTGCGCCCCTGAATGGTGTCAGCAGTGTTGCCGTTGTCCAGTCTAAGGCTCTCTACTTCTGCCGTGTAGGGAAGCCCTATGTGTATGCGACTAGACGCATCAGACAAAGTAACCTTGCCGCTGGCTACCGTCAAATCTCTGACCACATACCCGTTAGCAAGCGCAACGACGCTCTCCCCCTCAAGATGCCACAGTCCGCTGATCTCGCTAACTTGCTTACGGACTTGGCCGCCAGAGTGATAAACTTTGAAAGATGAGCCGTTGACGTTGGCGCTGTTGTTCTGAAGCTCAAAAGTATGGGTAGTCTTGTTGGCAACAGTGTATCCCGTGCCTTCAATCTCAGTGTCGTAAGCCCAGCCCCTTGTCTCGGTGCTGTCTACAACCTTGATCCCGGTTATGTCTACCTTGTCCCCGTTTTCAAACCCGTGACTTGAAGCGGTTACGACAATCGGGCTGGCGTTCGTAAATCCTGTGATTGTAACAGGGGTGTCATACGTCAGCCCACTATCTACAAAGAACGCATCTTGAACGTCCGTAAAGTCTCTGGAGGACATGCGCTCAACGTACTGGGTTGTGCGCGTGCCAATTTTTCTCTCCACAACAAAATAACTAAAATCGTCGTCCCCCTCTCGAACAGAAGCTACGCTTTTAAAATCACCTTTTGTTACATGACGGGTCCACCCAAACACCTGCTGCTCCCGAGAGTAGGTTAGGCAAAGCATGACGCCGTCGTCTCTCGTCGTCCAGATCAGGCTGTAAGGGGCTTGGGCAAAACTCCAGTCTGTAATTGTGTTATAGTCAAGAAGGTGGCGAGCCAGTATCGAAACGTCGTTACCTTTATAACTGTCAGTGGAAAACTCGTAACCAAGATCGCGAACGGTCTGACCCGGCTGTACAAACAACACAATGTCGCCAGCTACAATCGGCTGGACTTCTGTAGCGCCAAAGTACGATTGGGGTTTGGCCTGAATACCTGAAGGCGTGATAACATCGTCCACGCCTGAAATAATCCATTCTCCCCCTGACGTTAACACAATCAAATCCGACAGGCTGACGAAATGGCGTATCTCGTTTACCTGTCTAGAGGATAGGGTCACCGTTATAGCGTCGTCGTCACGCGCAGGGCTAGAGACAGACAAGTTTGAAAAGTGTCCTGTCTGTGTCATGTATATTCGTTGGGGGTGCGTGTTAGAATTTCCAAACAGCTTCCGTTGCTGATAATACCCTGCAGTGCTTGGATATGTGTCGGTCCCGGTAAAAGGGTTACGGGTTCTCGGAGGCGTGTCTGTGGTATCGGGAGCGACGTTGCTGTCCGTAAATGACGTGTCCTCCGTCCTTCCAATAAAACCAAACAACCCATTTTTTTCTCGGTAAACATTGTAACTCTCTGCGTCTGCCGCTGCTGTCCAAGCAACAGTGTTGTCCCTAGTCTCGTGAGAGTTAGTCACTTTGACAAACATCTGGTTTGCCGTCCCGCCAGAAGTGTACGTTGTGAAGTTTGTTGTGTTGACGTTAGCTCCAGTCGTGTCGGTCAAATTAAATGTGTTTGTCGTCACACCTGCAGCCTTATAAACCTCGTTATTAACCTCAACCATGCCTCCAACAGATTGAATGTAGACTTCATCTCCATCCGAAAATCCATGCGAGCTGCTCGTTACCACACCCGGATCAGCTTTGGTAATTGCCGTAATGCTTTTCGCTGTACTGTTCAGCCCTCGCAAGCTCTCCTCAGCAGTGTCCCTATTAACAGCCGTAACGACGTAACGATCCGTTTCGCTGCCCGTGCTGTTAACGGTCACGCCTATCCCTGTAGGGAACGCCTGTTCAGGCTGGAACTCAATAACCGACAACGTCCAAGCGTCGTGATTTGTACGAGCTAGATTGCGCTGCTCATAGGTTGGGTGTGTGAGCGTCATCACATCTGCTGTCTGGACATACTTTATATCAAACAGATCAGCAGCGGCATAAGGGGTGACAATCTCAAACACTTTGGACACCGTGCCGCCAGAGGAGTAGGCCGTGTAAGCAGCGCTACTAATCGCAGTGCCATCAAAATCGGTAAGCTGGAAAGTGTTTGTTGTTTTGTTAGATACGCGAAATGTCCGCTGGTTAAGCTGGGTCATACCAACAATACCGCTTATGAAAACGTCATCCCCGTCAGAAAATGGATGCCCCGTACAAGTCAAGACCGCCGGGGCGGCAACAGTGATGCCATTGACACTATCCGTCACTGACGTGGACAGCACCTGTCCCCCGTCCTTATAGACCCTCATGTACTGGTGACCGAACTCCAGTATGTAAGTTTGCGTCGTATTGAACTCGAAAGGGATTAGCCTAACTGTGTTCGCCGGGGTTTTCGCCTCTGCAATGAATTGCAGACCAGTCCGACTGCTCAGGCCGCCATGAACCTGTACAAACATATTCTCCGCTTTAGCAACGGATGTCTTATACTTGTCAATGTCAACGCGAGCGGATACGGCGTCTGATACCTCCCCGCCTGCGAAATTGGCCTGAATAACCTTGGTCATGTATTGGTTGCCGTAAATGTATTGACGTTAGTAACCACCCCTGTCCGCGCTCTAATCCAGTCAGCATCTGGGGCGCTTTCTTCAACGCCTTCGTTGCTATCAGTTTCCCAAGCGCTGTTAATATGGTTCCGCGCCTCTGCCATAAGGTCACCCGCAATAGACCTCTCCCCTGTCAGGGGCATAGCCATCTTAGATGCCAGCGCGTAACTGAACGCCATTGTAAACTCAGGATCAAAATCCGTAGGGTCAGTAATCCGAGCGGTGTAAAAAATTTCTGCGTCTTCCACGCTGCATAAAATTACCCTCTCATCACTGGCGTTCCTTGCAACCTCAAACTTGATTGCAGGTTGATCGTCCCCAAGAGGATTGATAATGCCGCCCATGCGAAGGGCATCTGGCGGATACAGATACATGCGTTCCCAGTTACCGGGGACAGCAGTAGTACCGCTTCCTGTCAACTCAGCAGGGGTTGCGTACTTCTTGGCAAAGTTCCACGGGTGCTGACGCAGCAACCAGTCTCTTGTGTCTTCAAAGATCAGGTTGACCTGCTCTGCCTCAACAGTTGCCTCGCTGAGGTCACTAATATCGTAGCGGTCCCCAAGGTGCTGAAGGGCCAGCTTGGCAATCTGTACTTGGCTTGCCATTTAGCTGGCTTTCTTTTTGGCCGTCTTGCGTTTGGCCCTTGGCTTCTTGCCGCCCTCCCACGCCTCATTGACATCTGGTGTAGCGGGGTCATCGCCTTTGAGAGTGCCGTCCTCATTACGAGCGCGAACGGCTGCTGTTGGGGCAGCTACAAAGGGCTTCCCGTCAATACTGATAATGTCCTGAGTGGGCAATACAACTGTGTCCGCAATGTCGTAAGTTTCATGCGCTTTGTAGCGACGACTTCCATCGAAGAAGTCCTCTCTAAAAATAACTTGAGGCATGTGTTCCTCCTAGCAAAGTAGGGGAAGGCACAAGTGCCTCCCCCTGTTTGGGCCACTTAGTTAGTGGCGTCCGGGTATGACTTCCAACCCTTCGGATCAAGCGTCAGGAAGGCGTTAATTTTTCCTGCCGTAAGAGCCGCTGTGCCAGTTGTGGTCAAAATTCCGAGATACCGCTCATAAGTGCCAAGCGGTACTGGAGTAATGATTTCGTAACCAGCTACGAGGGTGGCTTTCGCGATGGCGGAAGACGAGTAATGGTAGCTCGCAGAACCGTCCGTTGCTATAGCCGCCGCCGCATCAGATGCGAGGTGGAATTGAACCGTAGCAGAGCCGCCTGAAGTAACAGTCGTGTCCACTTGGATCACGAGGTACACAGGTTGACCATTGCCAAGGTCGGGTGTCGTTGCGCCAAGGTCTATCACGTCCCCAATTAGGTCGGTGTCAGTCCCTGACGTGTCGAGTGCAGTAGCGTCTGCAAACTCATTAAATTCGTCCAAAATCATAGCTATCTCCTATATCTGGACAGTTAAAGGGACGCCGATTAAGTGATACGGGCTTCGTTAGTACGCAACGCATCACAACGACGGATGGGTAACCCGCCCCATGATGTTTGCATCGTACCACCAACCATATCGACTGACAGTGTCGAGTTCTTGACACCATCCGAAGATTGACGACGCAAGAAGGACATGACCTGCTTGTCCATGTACCAAGCGCAACGTCCTGCCGAAGTGCTTGGCAGTTCCGTCCATGCTTGGTGCATAATGTCGTTCAGATCGGCAGAACTACCCGACTTGTCGGCGGTTAGTTCAGAGCGATCAATGTTGCAAACGCGAACGAGGTAGCGCCAATCGCGAACCGTGAGGCCCACGTCCCAGCGATAGTGCGTCCGATACGCTTGCATACGACCATTCGAGCCATCAATATTTTCGATGGTTACTTCACCAAGGTCACGCTGTTGAACACCGGCTTTGGAGCCTTTGGGAATAATACCGTGACAGGTATTTGGTCCCCAGCAGATCAGCCAAATTGAAGCGTTGTCCGAGCCAGTGCCGCCAGCGTCAACAATGTTGTCTGCATTAGAAGAAGACAAGCTGTTGTAGCGTGCAGCCAGACCCGTGAACTCTTCAGGTGCGGTGCTTTCATCGCCGTAGAACAGAGTAGACGCGAACTCTTGGTTCATGCCTTCAATGTGGGGGCGATCTTCTTGAAGACGGAAGGCAGCGGGGTCACCCGCCATGTCTACGAGAGCCTTATCGACTTCCGCATAGTCTTCCATCATTCCACAGTTGTCCGTCACCTGTACGGCGCGGCTCTTCGTCGGCTGGACGCCGCCGTAGAGTTTACGCCAAGTTGGTGTCGGCAGACCTGAACGGATTGAAGTTCTATGGCCTGTAGTCAAGTTGCCTTCAAGAAAAGTCATGTCTTGAAGAATTTCGTTCGTGGAGTTGAGGATTTCCACAACGTCCGCGATAGACCCGTCTGGGTCCGTAACCTTCGCCAGATCGGCTAGGGTCGGGTTCTTCACACTGAGGGTTGCCATTTCCTAGCTCTCCTTACCCTGCTTGTTGAAACATGCTGGGATACATACGCTCCAGAGCGGACGGACCTTCGACTTTACTGTCGCCGGTCACTAGGCTGCTTTCGCTTATAGATTTCCCAACTCTATAGAATAACCGTATCATTGCTGGATGGTTACCAAGCCCAAGTCCATCAGGGTTCTCCACTGAAGGGGCAGCCATGATCTGTGCAAGATCATCATCCCCAAAAGTTTCAATTGCCCGTTTGGCTAATCCAAGATTTTCGTCCAACGCTTCGCCGCCGATAGTCTTGTCTGCCTTAGCCTCAGTGGCCCACTCAGCCACACGGTTGTTGTATTGATCGGACATAGCTTTGGCGGCGTCTGCCTGCCTCTGCAAGTCGTACTCAATTAGGGATTGGTATTGTGCTTGAGACAACTGCAACTCTTTTGCCGTGTCGGCAAATTGAGTTAGAGCCTCCTCATTCACTTCCATCCCTTCGGGAGCTTCAAACTTATATTCGTCTGGAACTCCGTCCTTCTCCTCACCCTCGTCACCCGACAGCAGGGTATCTGGAGCTTCTTCACCTGCAGCCGCTTCTGTAGCAGCCTCCACCAACGTCTCTTCGACAGGTGTCTCGGTAATCTCTTCGGTTACAGCTTCTTCAGCCATCGTTCTCTCCTTCGTTGCTTGGCACTGCTACCTCTCCCGAGCAGCAGTCTCCGTCTGCTACGCATTTGCAATCTACGCATTGGTAATGCCCATGCACAAAAACCTTCGGCTTGTCGCATCCGCATACTAAACAGGTTCCCGCCACATCACTCATCGAAGGCGTTCTCCTCTAGCATCCGCATGTACAGCTTAGGTTGCCTTTTGACCTCGTCTAGAACTCTAGTACCCACTGACCGAGCGCCCTCGTTAAAAGCGGTTGCGTCAGATGACCCCGGTACAAAACTTTGGTTTTCAATGTGCGATAGCGTCGGCTCAAAGAGCAGGCGATACACCCAACGGCGGCCTCGCGGTTGAGACATGATGAAGTCAATGTCCTTCTCCACGTCCTCTTCTTCAAGCCGAGCCTGTCGGATTTGCTCCTTGTCAGACGCATCGTATACCTTTTGCGCGATCATACTATTGACTGCCCTGTACCTAGAAGATCAGTCAGAGCGTTGGGGTTCTGCGTGTCCGTCTCGCTAAGCACCTTGGCGCTTTGAGCCATTGGAGCCATCTGCTCCATTGCTTGTGCCTGCTGCTGCGCCTGCTCGCGAGCCTCACGCATTTGGGCAACCTCTTCTTCGTCCCTCATTATGTCGGGAGATATACCCAAGATGTCGCCGTACTGCCGAAGCGCCTCGTCCGAGTTGATGTTGTCTGTAACCTCGGGGAACACGGCAACCATATTCCCTGCAAAGCCAAGCGTGCGTTCCATAGAACTAGCAGCGACTGCCTGCTGGGCCTGTGCGAGCAGGCTTACATAGTTCACCTCCAGCTCTTCGCCAGCAAGAGCCTCGGGAGGCTCTGGGAGGATACCGGCATCTAGAGCGAAGTCGAACACGTCGTCCAGCAAGGGGTCAAGCAGCTCGACGTTCAGCCGCTGCAGCACAGGCCCAAGCAGCACCAGTTTTTCTTCATGCCTTTCCACCACCTCCGTCGCCGTCATCTGACGACGGTCTGAGTTGATCATCATGGCAAACAGGTCAGCATAAAACCCGCGCTGTATCCGGTTCTGCACTTCCTGTATGTCCATCATCAGCTCTTGGATGCGAGGCTGCACGAGGTAGGCAGGAGTGAAGCCTTGTGTTCCCTGCATGGGGTCAACGTAAGTTGTCTGCCCCGGCAGTACAGTGGACGGCTTGCCCTTCAGACTAGTCGGAGCTGTCATCGGCGGGTTGACCATCTTGTCAATGGCCTGCGCTTTGCGTTTCTGCTGGTGCTGCAACTGACGAACATCGGGTAAGTGATCCTGCCCCGGTGACCTGCCATAAATATCGCCACTCAGAACATCCCATCGCGGCACATAGGCAGGAAATTTTTTATACCCGCTTTCCATCAGCAGCTCGTCGCCCTCAGCGCCGTACTCAAAGTAACAGCTCTTGAAGGGCATGTTGAGGCTGTCCTTCTTACCCATGTCGCGATCAGCTAGCAGTCTCGGCTCTATGACATGAACAACCTCGACCAGTTCATCGTAGTTGTGGTTCTCCCAATTTTTCTTAGTTGCCTTCGACGTACCCGTCCAATCCATCTTTTCGGTAAACGGATCAAAGACGAACTTCTGTACGATCTGGGCAACAGTCATTGTGAAGCGTCGGCCTAGAGTGTCGATAACACCCTGCTCGTTCTCTGCAATAACATACTCGCCAGCCGTGAACGGGCGGAACCGTATGACGCTATCAAAAGAGGGTTGCCGGTAAAGAGGCGCAGTACCGAAGCCACCAAGCTCAGTGTAGATCGTAGACATGGAGTTGTAGAAGTTGGAACGGTTCAGAATAGCACGCTCAATCTTCTCAACCTGACCGAGCCATTGACGGACCTCGCCGTCGTCCATCAGTTCGTCGCGTACCTTACGCCTATGCCAAGGGCGAGCCGGTGAGGTCATGCCACTCATCATCCCTGCAGACATTGTCCGCAAAGCCTGAGTGCCAGTGCTGTCGATGATCTTGGTGTTCCTTGCCCTGCCCCTGTTGTTCTGACTGTCCATCAGGTAGCGCCCACGCCGGGGGAGGATGTAGTCAGTAATCTCCATCCAATGACTGCGCCAAGATTGCCTGTCGTTCTCCAACTTGACGTATCGGCGAAGCAAGGCGCTCTTCTTACCCTTGAGCGGAAGGGTAGTGTGCAGGTTGTCCAACGTCGGCAGCATGTTAGTTTCCTAACAGAGTGCGTTGTGCCGTCGATGCTTGAGACGTTGTACCGAGCGGTCCCGTCCTTACAGCGCCTGCTGCGCCTGACTGCATCTTTGCCCTCTTCCGCTCGTCGCGGCGAGCCTGTCTAACAGCAGGGTCAGCTTTTGAGGGAGGCTCGGGCGGGGGCGGGGGCGGGGGCGGGGGCGGGGGGACACTGGGGCCGCCAAAGAGGCCGCCGCCGGGTAAGGTGAATAGACCGTTAAGGAAATCATGCTTCATCTCGGACCTCTTCTTTATTTGTCGGTAGAGTTGCCACGGCGTAATCGCCCAGCAACGGATGCCCAGCATGAGCTTAGCATGGCCCACGCAGTTGTTAAGCATGAGCGGCCCCTTTGGACGACGCTGCGTAGCTTCAACTTCAATGTGTTCATTGGGAAAGCTCCCTAGCCAATCGCGAATGTCCTTCTCCGCAATTGCGTTCATTTGAGGCGCACCCCCTGCCCAGTCATAGATGACCCAGCCGTTGCCCTCGTGACTAATTGTAAGCACATGACGGTAACCCCGGCGAAGAATTTTTCCCAACCAGTGCTGGTTATCGTCAGTGAATACTAGGTACGCTTTAGCCATAGTTTGCTGCTATAGCACACAGACTAGGCTTCCGTCTAGTCGTAAGGGTTATATTCTGAGGAGGTAGATGCAGCCTTGCCGTCGTATCCCAAACGTGACGGGTAGACAGGTAAGACGTAAGTCAGTGCCAAGGCGTCTCCAAGGTCAGGGCTGGCAATGCCTCTCTTCTTCGCGTCCTCCTTACGCTCCAATCGAATTTCGTTGCGGAGCGTGTAGCCATACTCAAGGCCGGTCAGGTCAGTAATCAGGTCCGGGTCATCCGGCAAGCGGATACCGTCTGTGATAGCGTCTCGTAGGTTTCCCCACATCTGCGCTCGTAGGTTGGCGTATCCCGGTTGGGTTGCCTTAGAACCAAAATTGATCTCCGTAATTGGGAGGCCGAGCTGTCGGCAGCGGTCAATAACCCCGCCGCCAACTCCACCGCCGTCGATGAAGACGGCGTCCGGGTTCTTAGCAGTCGCAACCTCAACGACACGGGCAGCCAACTGCATGGTGTCGAGATTGCGGAAACGATGAAGACCTTGGCTCTCAGCATCTCGACCTTGGCGGACAAAGATAACACTCTCATCATCACCGAAGCGTGCAACGTCCACGCCCAGCACAAGCGGGTCATGCGGATGGACGGAGACTTCCATATTGACGCAAGCCCGAGCAGCATCACCCGAGATAAACTGAAGCGCACCCGCCGAAGGAAACTCTCCCAGTACGCGCACCTTGACGAAATCACTGTCGGTCCCATAATCCTCAATCCATCTGTTAAACACTTCCTTGTTGGTGATCTTAACGTCTCGGCTGTCGATGAACCTGCGCTTGTATCGGTGTCGGAACCTACCCTTCATGTTCTCGTAGAACCTGCCCGTGTTCCTTGTCGGGTTGCCGAAGTCGAAAGTCATGGGTTCGCCGTCCGTCAGTCCACCCTCTCGCACCTCAAAGATTTTGTCAGGCACTGCAGACGCCTCATCAAAGATGTAGAAAGGCGTCGAGCTGGCAGCGTGCAGACCGGCGAAGCTCTCACTGTTCCGCTCCTCGCACGTCTGACCATCTACCCGCCATGTGTCGGGGCTAGCCTTGTGGTACATATTCAATGCACCCATCGTCCCGCTGTTCAGTTGATACCAGTGCTTGGTAATGCCGAGGCTGCTCCACTTGCTCAGCTCCGAGAAGGTCTTGCTTCGGAGCTGCTGCGCCGTGTTGCTGGTGACTACCCCCTTGGAGTGCGGACGTGTGTCCATGATCCATCGGATCAGCCACGCCACCATTGCCGACTTGCCAATGCCGTGTCCGCTCGACGTGCTGAACTGGATAGGATCGACAGCCGTGTGTCCGTCGAAGCCCCGCGCCTTGACCTCCTCGCCCAGCTCTATCAGAAAACCTCGCGCCCATTCGTCGGGTCCATCGAAGCCAGCCAGTGACCCCTGACCCCAAGGGTAGCTGAACAGGACATGCGAAAGCGGGTCCGCATAGAATTGCGAGATGTCCAGCGCAAGTTGATCGTCAAGGTGAACAGCGTTAGACGATTGGCTCATAGCTATGATGCGTGTTGTGTGCCGTGGGGTGAAGGCCGTCGCAGGCAAACGCCGGGTGTTGTGGGTCAACGCTGTTCGACGTTTCCTTAGCACCGCATCGAAGGCAGATGCGGAAGGGGCCGCTGCCCGGTGCTGGCGGCCCCCACTCGTGAGCTGTCGGCGTCTGACTAGACGGGTGCGCTGCAGAGGCGTACAAGTCGCGTTGCATCAGCGCATCTTACGCTTGGGCATCGCCTTCTTCATCATCGGCTTCTTCTTCTTGCCTGCCGTCTTCTTCTTCGGTGGGCGTCCAACTTTGCTTCCGTATGTTCCTGCACCGTAAGGCATGATCGTCTCCTATTTTTTCTTACGTTTCGACTGCCGTATTGCTTTGGCCGTGGGTGCGCCTTTGCTCCCCGGCTTCCGCATCTTCTCGCCAGAGCCAGCGGCTATCCGCTTACGCTTGGCGTGAATGTTGTCCCACAAACCCTGCTTCGACTTCTTTGATCTAGCCATCTCACTTCCTCGACTTTGTGCCGCTGCACTTCCACCGCTTCCTCGACAAACGCAGCGGACTGTTTGGGTTCTTCGCGGCCTTGCTGTGCTTCTTCATCTGACCGGCGCTCCGAGCGCAATACGCATCGCCTTTCGATGTTCCGGGTTTCACCCTAGCTCCCCCGCCTCGTGCTTTACCCGCCTGACCATACGAGACGCGCTTACCCGAGGCCGTTACCTTAACCTTGGCCTTGCCTTTTCTAGGCGTTGCCATCTGCGTCTCCCAAAGCAAGCAACGTCTCACGCAGGGCGGCAGGATCACGAGTTGTCCTCAGTCTCACAACATTGTCGCGCCCTTCTTTCAAGCGCTCCTCCAGTTGTGTTACGTTGACGTTCAGGTTCTCGGACTTGGCCGCTGGTATCAGATCGCTCAGCTTCGCCTTCGCCATGATCGCCTGCGTCATAGCGTTGGGTTGATCAGTCTCTTTCGCTAGAGCCTGAGCTTCCTCCAGCTCATGTATCAGCTTCTCCACTGTCAGACCTACCTGCTCCACTGCAGGCTGCCTCAACTCTGCAACTCGTGTGGTAATCTTGTGGTTGTTCATCAAAGCAGTTGCTTCGCGATTTATAGTAGCAGGTTTCATTTTGGAAGTAGAAAAGCTCTCACGATACGCCTCACTAAACCCAGTGCCTGCAGCCACGAGCTGAGCAAACTTCTCTTGCTTCGCTGTCAACCTGTCGGGCTTCGTCTTGCCCCGGTCAGCCTGCCGTCCGTTGCCTCCGACTTTCATGTTGAGCAAATTGTCTAGGCCAACCTCAGCAATTTTCTGACGCTCTGCCTCGTATGCCTCTTCCTCGTCATCATGCCATGACGCGACGACGGCCTGCACCTGCAGACCTGCGTCCTCAATCTCATTGATGCGCTGACCCTTCTTGCCCGTCGTCTTGTCGGGGATGTTACGCATAGATCGAAAGCGCCTGTCCGCTTTCCCCTTGCCAATGTAAAAGGTTTGGAGGTCGCGAGGATCAATCAGGGCGTATACATAATACCTACTCATTTTTTGACAATAACCCTGCTTTACCAAAAAGGTCAACTAAGGTGGCTTCCTCTAACAGGTATATTCTCCGACACCTGTCCTGTTTTAAAACAAGCAAATCGTTCACGTCATCCTGATCCAAGGCGTCATACAAAAATTTAAATCCGCTCTTCTTCCGCTTGGCCTCCACCACATAAGGGCCGAGCTTAATGTCACCTGCCAGATCGTCAGAGAAATGTTTATAGGCTCCGCTCGCCAGCACCCGTTGAACCTCAGCCCCCTGCTCTTTCCAAAATTGAGTACAGGCCCTCTCCAGTTCGTATCCCCGCTTTCGATTTCTGTTCGTCAATTGTCGTCTCCCTTTTATCGCCCCTTGGGGCTGGTAGCCCCAAGCGTTCCAGCCCCCTTTAGGGGGAGCAGATCAAGCAGATAGATAACCCATTGAAATCATTACTCAAATCCTACCTTCTGCCTATCTGCTGCTCTATCTGCCTAAGCAGATTGTAAACCATTGATATACATACATAATATGCCAAGCAGATCAATGATCTGCCCATCATCTGCTGACCTGAAATACCCACCTCCCTTTGCTCTTTTTTCTCTCGTTCAAGACAAGGCGGACCTGCCCATCCTCGGTGTCTATCGTCTCCTCGAACATACCCAGCAGCTCCTGCTTGTGGCTCTCCTGCAGCTTGGCTGCATCGGTCAACCACAGGGGGCTGCCCTTCATCACCCTATGCACCTCGGCCACCTCGAAGCTACCCTCGCCCAAGCATCCGATAATCTGCAGCGCCAGCTCTACCGCTCGCTCAATGTCCGCATTTTCATAAAGCAGACTGTTGCTCGCCTCATGTTCTGTCGATAGTCTGGACACGCCGATCTCGTATCCTTCAGGTAACTCCTCCCCGACCAGCTCATAGACGATAGGTTCAATCGGTTTGCCCTCTCGAATTTTCCCCGTGTCCAGCACCACCCAGCGCGACAGCTCACTGCTCAGATACTTCTCCTTCCACTCCTTCCTGCGCTGCCTCTCCCTCGGCATCCAGTTCGCGAGCGTGAAGCCACAATCCAATGAACTGTATATAGCTCCTGAACCACGCCAGCAGTCACTAGACCCTCGCCACACATCTGCATCTTTGCTTCGATCCTTCGGCGTATGGTGAGCGTGCATCACGGCAGCGCCGGTCAGCGAAGTGATATGCAGAAACGCCTTCGTCAACATGCCTGCAGACGCCGCACTGTTTTCGTCTGTGTCCGACAACGTAACGTATGGGTCAAAGATAATGAGCTGCGCTTCAATGCGCTTGGCCTGCGCGACGACACGGGCAATGTTCTTCGCGTCCAGCTCTGCAGTAGCAACCTCGTTCAACGCCACCAGCCTGAACGTCCCCTCCGTCTTCGGCCTGACAGATATAGCCTCGCCGTCCTTGACACCATAGTGCTGAGCAGCCGCCTTAATCCTGCGCTTGATGTCGTCGCAATGCTCCTCGTTCGCTATCCATAGGATGCTCGACTTCTTGCATGGGGGTAGACCAAGCACTTCACTATTGCCCGAGCTGACCGCCGCACAAAGTGCAGCCAACCATCGCGTCTTGCCCACGTTCGACGTGCCAGCCAAACTAGAGATGCCGCCTTGCGGCAGCATCCCTTCGATCAACCATTCAATCGGAGGCAGCAGTTCCTCTTGCAACCCACCTACTGTGAATGTATCGAACTCGTCTTGTGGGTCTGTCTCTTCAATCTCCCCAACAAGCGCCAAGATGTCGTCTTGGCTCGTCTCCTGTTGGGGACCGATAGGGCGGCGGAGTAGTGCCTCCTCACTGACAAAGCTCTCGCCGTCACCGAGGATCAGCTCCTGTTCGTTTCCCGTCAGCCAAGTCTCAGGCGAATGTTTTTCTATAGCGCTCTCCACCAGATCGACGATCTTGGATTTACGATCCACCCAGTCTCTATGCCTCGCATGGGAAGGGTCTGACGCCACGCTCTTATCCATGATGGCCTCCAGCACTTCGACCTGTTGCTGCTTCCCCAACGGACTTGCGTCCTCGTTGCGTCTAGACGGAAGCCTGTAACTGAGGCTACGAAGCGCTGGATACAGATCAGTTGCGTCTAGTACCGACTGGATAAGCTCCTCGTCAGAGGCGTCGTTCCAGCTCGACAGCGTCACCGTACTCCCGTTGCGCTCTATGGAATTGAGCAGCTCAATCGGAAACTCCTTCACCGTAGCCTTGCTCTCTTCAACGTAGTTACCAGTCGGCGGCCAGCAAACGTACCCCCCTTGCCCTTTTATATCGACGCCGCTCCTGAGCTGCGCCGGTAGCCTACGAAGCGGGTTGTACTTATAAAAAAAGTGCAGCCCACCTGAGCGGGTTCGATGTATGCGGGTATCCCCAAGTGTCTCGCGGTTGTCGTTCAGCCAAGCCTCGACTTCCTCGCCCTTATAGAGATCGACGTCCACGCAGACCAAGCCGCTCGGCTCGCCCATCGGTACGGCAATCTCCTTGGCTCGCGAATGGCTAAATAATTTTCTGACCCTCGTCGGCTCGCACGTCGCGATCTTGTAGCCGCCCTCGCCCTTCTCTACACCCAGCTCCGAATTGCTCCACACCGGGAGCTTGTCTGCCGTCGGAAAAACTGGATAGTGCTTGGCTACCTTCAATGCCGCCTTGATTAGGTCAGCATTTGCTGCTACTCGTTTTGGTGTCGATGGCATCTTTCATTCCTTTTCAGTGTTATCGATAGTCGGGGCCAGCCACCCCGCGACCTTGAAAAACTAGAGGCCGAATTGAGGACATTACTCTTCGGCCTCTAATTTTGTCAACTTCCCGCCAAAAAATAATTTCAATGTCAGTCACTTTTTGTTTGGTGTCAGTCACTGATTAGTGTATAAAAGGGGTAGGAAAAACCGTTTAGAAAAGGAAGCAAAAATGTACACAGACGCAGGCGGAAATATTTATCAGTCTTACGAGCAGGCCGTTATCATGCACGGCGGCGAAACTGAAACTTCATTGGCTTGGGAAGATGCGTTCTACATGGAGATGGCTCAAGAAGAAGCTAACCAAGAGATGGATGCTATGGAAGCTCGTGGAGGCCCACGTTATCAGTTCGCTTATCAAGGTAATTATCCTATAGACGACACTGACCCTTTTTAATACTCACCCCCATTGAGCTGAACGCTCCGCAGCCCCGGACCAAGCGCCGGGGTTAAGGCGTAGGAAAACAGGAGAGAAAAATGATCAAAGTCAAAATCGTGAAAAACACTTGGGCAAGTTCAAAGCAATGCTGGTTCGTAGTCGCTGACGGCGTGTCGGTTAACTACCACGGCTACACTTCTAAGAAAGCCGCCACCAAAGCCGCCGTCGATGCCGGTGCAACAATCATCGACTGAACCAAACCCCATCGCGATATATCGCCCATGCCCCGGAGCCTAACAGGTGGCCGGGGTTAAGGCGTAGAAAAACAAGTTGGAGGTCACAGTGCATAAATCTTTAAGAGATCATTTTGATAGAGAAACGCGTCGTCAGAAGCAGCTCCGCGAATTGGCGGACGAGCTGCAGGCCGAGCGCGAAGAGGAAGAGGCGGCTGAAGACGAGCGCCGTCACAACGCCAGCGTAAGCTGGCCTAGCTAAGGAGGTCACCATGGCTAAACTCAAACTGCGTGCCGTCGATCACGGCAAGGACAAGAACCGCTACTGTGGTCCGTCCGCAATCTCGGCGGTCACCGGGCTGACAAGCGGAGAGGCTGCTCGCCTCATCCGCAAGCAGAGCGGCAAGCGTTCCGTTAAAGGGACAAGCACTTCCGACATCCGCCGCGCACTTGATGCGTGCAACATTCAGATGCGCGTTGTCCTTCCGCAAGAGGGGATGCGCTTCGGCAGACGCGACGGTATCACCTTGGCCCGTTGGCTAAAGATGACTACTCGTAGCCGGGGCAGTAAAATTTTCTTGATCGTTGCCGGTTGGCATTGGCAGCTCGTCAGCGGACGCCGCTACGTTTGCGGCATAACTGGAGACATCGTTTCCATCCGCGACAAGAAGGTCAAGCGTCGGGCGAGAGTGGCCGAGGTCTATGAGCTGGCGTCAAGCAACGTCATGCTTCCTTCCTTCGACGTGTCGAAGCCGAAGCCCAAGGCAAGCTCCACTCGCTACCAATGCAAGAAGCTCGTCAGGCAGCACCCAGAGTTCGGGTTCAGGATCGAGGCCGAGAACTACAGCGGCGAACCTGATGGTTGGTTTTGGTGGGTAGCAATGAGCGACGCGCTTGAGGACCGAGCAATAGAGCTGGAGCATGAGCTGTCGGATTGTCATGGTTGTTACTGCTGGGATGAAATCTTGGAAAGGCTGCAAGAGATGGTAGTCTTTGCAAAGGAACATCATAAGGATGACCACCCGGAATGAGCCGGGCGGCATGGGGCGGGGGGTTTTCTTTAAAGATAGGTCTTGGGGTTGCCCCCCGTCTTCCCAAAAATAATAGTTTGACATAAGTCACTGACAAGCGCATATTCTGTGTAAGAAAAGTTACTTACATACGTCTAACAAATTGGAGGTCACAATGCGTATCAAGAATAAAGTCGATCAATTCCTCAGTGTCTCAGCCGAGATCAAGCAGCTCCAGAAAAAGCAGAAGGAGCTGCGCGGTCTTATCCTTGAGACGATGGACGATAACGACGTGCAGTTCATCTCGGGGTCCAACGGCGAGGGTGTCGTCAAGGCAGAGAGCGTTCGCTGGACGCTCGACACCAAAGCCGTCCGCGAAGAGATGGGCGACGTCTGGGCAGACCAGCGTTCCAACATGACGCCAGTCGTTTCCCTTCGGGTTTCGACGGGCATCAAGCAGGCAGCTTAGGAGGTCACAATGGCTAAATCGTATGACGCATATCAGGTAGTAACCGATCAGATTGTAGGAGCCTTGGAGGCAGGCACTCGTCCTTGGACGAAGAGCTGGGCAGGCGGAATAAGCGGCCTGCCCCTCCGCCACAACGGCAAGCCCTACTCGGGCGTCAACATCTTGATCCTCGGCCTGTCGGGTTTTTCTAACCCGTACTGGATGACGTTCAAGCAGGCGCAGGAGTATGGCGGGAAAGTCCGCAAGGGTTCGACGGCTACCAAGATCGTATTCTTCAAACCCCTCAAGATCGAAGACAAGGTGACGAAGGAAGAGAAGAGCATCCCCTTGCTCCGCACCTACAACGTCTTCAATGCCGAGCAGATCGAAGGGCTGCCCGAGCGGTTCTATCCTGTCGAGGAGGAGCGCAACCAAGGCGAGCGCATCGAAGCTGCCGAGGCTTTCTTTGCTGGCAGGACGAACCTTGTTCACGAGGGTGGGCAAGCGTACTACCGTCCGTCTCTCGACCAGATCGTCATGCCTTCGTTTGAGAAGTTCAATGACCCCGAGGCATACTACTCCACCCTTGCTCACGAGTTCATTCATTGGACGGGTCACAAGTCCAGACTGGACCGTGACCTGAAGACGAGCTACGGCACAAAAGACTATGCTCGCGAGGAGTTGGTTGCCGAGCTGGGGTCAGCCTTTGTCATGCACACCCTCGGCCTGAGCGCCGAGCCACGCGAAGACCATGCCGAGTACCTAGCCGAATGGCTGAAGGTATTGAAGGAAGACAAACGAGCAATCTTCCGCGCTTCGGCAGCGGCTCAGAAAGCCTGTGATTTTCTGGTCGCCAATGCAAACCCTGAAACCAAGAAGGAGGCAGCGTAATGCTAGAGGACGACATCATGGCGGCTGATGAATTGAAAGGCGGCGAAGTAGCCGCCGCCGTCCGCAAGAACATTATTGAACACAAGATTAGTCTGGAGGATGGGTTTCAATTTTTAAGATCACACGGCTGCCATCCTCGGATTGCATGTCAGCTCCTTAAGGCTGCAGTAGAAAAATTGAATTACGAGGTGGGGGCTTGACCCCCATCTTTTTTTAATTTACAAGGCACTTACATTTTGGAGGTCGCTATGAGAAAAACACTTCTCCCGCATCAGATTGAGGACGCCGAGTTTCTCGCGAGCAGATCGTTCGCCGGGAATTTTTCTGGCATGGGCAGCGGCAAGACGCTGACCGCTTTGAAGGCTTGCCAGACTGTAAAGGCGCATCACAAACACCTGAACACGATTATCGTTGGGCCGCCGATCAGCCTGCCTATGTGGAAGGAAGAGGCTGAAGAGTACCTCCCCTGCGAGGACGCTCCCTGCACCCGCGCTCAAATTTTGAAGACTGGGACGACCAAGATCGACAGGGACGCACACGTCATCATCATGTCTTACGAGATCGCAACTAAGCGGGTTGTTGAGCTAAAGGCATTGAGGGCTACGGTCCTGATCTGCGACGAGAGCCATGCGCTCAAGAACATTAAAGCCAAGCGGACCAAAGCCATTTTGGGCAAAGACGGACTGGCGTCTTACGTTGACCATGCTTGGATGTTGACGGGGACGCCGGTCACCCGTTGGAACGACGACCTTTACAGTTTCCTATGCCGTGCTGACCTCAACGGCATCGGGGAGCGTTGTGGTGGCGTCAGTATGGAGAGGTTCCGTCTCCAATACTGCGTCACCCAACGCAAGCAATGGCCGGGTGCTAGTTTCCCGACAACGGTCACCGTTGGCAGCCGCAACACCGACAAGCTACACAGGTGGATTTTTGACAGCGGCCTAGCCGTTCGCCGTGATCTTGCTGACGTGTGGAAGCAAATGCCCCCTTTTACTTCTAACCGTCTGCGAGTTAGCCAGACCCGTGACCCTGAGCTGACTGCCATGATGAAGATATTGGATCAGAAGACACTCCGTCAGATTGAGGAGGAGCTGAGTAGTAACGACGAGCATATCGCGACGATGCGTCGTAAGCTCGGCCTTTCCAAAGTGATCGCCGCCGTCAACATCATTGCTGACAGAATAGAAAGCGGGAGCGGGCCATTGCTTATTGGTGTCTGGCATCGCGAGGTGATTGACCAGCTTGTTAACGAGCTGAAGCACCTTGGCATAAGCCAGCGGGTTATCGACGGACGCACGTCCGCCGCGCAGAAGCAGTCAGCGCAGGAGCTATTCAACGCCAAAGAGATCAGCGTACTTGTCGGTCAAATTGCTTCGATGGGCGTTTCGATGAACCTCCAGCATGGCGGTAACCGCATAGTGGTAGTGGAGGAGGACTGGTCGCCCAGTATCATGGATCAGTTCTACGCTCGGCTGTATCGCATGGGGCAGAAGGATCATGTCCATGTAGACGTGCTGGTCACCGACACTAAGCTCGACAAGGTTGTTGGGAAGATTAGCAGCCGCAAGCGTAGCGAACATGGTATCCTCCTGAAGCAGGAGGAGGCAGCATGATGTGGCACTTTGAAAATATTCTCGCGCTTGTAGTTCTAGTCGCGTTCGTTTTTCTCGTCGTCTGGCAAATGATGCTGTCGATAGACGATATGATGGCGCTGAAAGGATTTTAGCATGGAGCTGAGAGACGTTGTCATTGGGGGTCAGAGAATACTCGACAGCCAGAAAGAATGGGGCTTTGACCGTAGCCAATTCCTGAACGCCAGCGAGGCGGAGGATTGCATCCGCCGCATCTGGTATTCCAAGCACCAGCCTGAGCTGGCGGAGGAACAGGAGTGGGGCTTCGCCCATCGGGGGCACGCTTGCGAGGCGTATGTCGTCCGCTGCTTGCAGGCGAGAAACGACGTTAAGCTGGAGTACGCTGGCGAGGAGCAGGAGAGCTTTCAAGACGATAAGCTCCGCCTGTCGGCTACACCTGACGGGATCATATCATTTGAGGACGGACCCTTTGAGGGTTTGGAAATTAAGAGCATTGATCCCCGGACCAACAGGAACAACCTCCCCCGCATCGGCCACGTCGTTCAGCTCAAGATAGGTATGGCGCTCTTTAATAAGCGCCTCGCTGGGCAGCAAACTTTTCGATTGAAGCGGGGGCGCATCCTTTACATTGACGCGAGCAACTACAACGACATTATTGAATTCGAGGTGCAGGCGGACGACACCATACTGGATCGCTACGCAGCGAAGGCCGCCAAAGTTTTCCGTACCAAATCTGTAGACGGCCTAGATCGCGAGGGAAAAAGGCTAGGTACATGCACCTACTGCAGTTTCAAACTTGCGTGTGGAGTAGACGTAGCTAAACCGTCTAGTCGGAAAACACCTTCTAGCGTATCCAAAGCCGCCAAAAGGTATATGGAGGTCAGGGACAGCGAGGAGGCGATCAAGCTGGAGAAGGCTGCTTTGAGCGAGGAGCTGAAGGCTTTGCTTGGCAGCATGAACATGAACAACACTGTAGTCGATGGCGTCGAAGTCAAGATGACTACAGTCAAGGGACGTGAGAGCCTAGATAAGAAGGCTGTCGCGAAGGCGGGGATAGACTTGTCTCCGTTTACTACAGTGGGCGCACCGAGCGTGCGCCTGAACGTGAAACGTGCGACTTAAAAAGGAGCTGTGTAACATGGCAAACGCACTTGATACTTTTGTGAAAGGGGCGAGCGATCTCCCCGCAATGACGGACGACCAGTTAGCGGATGCGCTGGACCGTGCGAACGAAGCGTATGGAGTAGCCGACACGTCGGGTATTCAATACGTAACTTTCTCCGGTAAGAACGGAGAGTACACCATAGGTAAATCGAATGCGCGAGACGAGGACGCGCTTTACCTGATCGAACCTCAATCCTTCATCGCCGGTTGGAAGTGCTGGAAAGGAGGCAAACCCGTAGGGGTTATAGAGTGGAGCTACTTCACGCCAGACCGTGCCGTCGCTGTAGACGATCTGGAAGACCACGGACCCTACGACGAGCGAAGAGGTGAAGGCTGGAAGCCGCTACTTGGTTTTGGCCTCGTATCGACGAATGGTGAGAACACCAGCTTGAAGTATACGACGACAACGGTGTCGGCGTGCAACGCAGTCAAAGACCTCATCATGGAGGTGGGCAGCCGCGCTCGCAATAAAGAGCCGTCTCTCCCGCTGGTCTATCTTGGGTCTGAGCAGTTCACGTCACGCGACGGTGACACTAACTGGAAGCCTACCTTCCATGCCGAGACGTGGGTGACCCGCCCAGCCTTCGCTGCGTTCTTCGCAAGCGATATGTCCTTGGACGCTCTCGTCGATGGAGAGCAGCCTAAGAAGAAGCGAGGCCGCAAATAATGGAGGGGGCCGGTAGACGTGACGCCGGTGTCGCTTCTGTTATGCGGTCAGAAGGCGAGGACTGGAAAGCAGCAGCAGTATCAGTTGCTCTCCGGGTACGGGACAGCCGCGAGGACTTTACTGGAGAGGACATACGCCTAGCCTGTGTTAAGGAAGGCATATCTCCCTCCCACCCCAACGCATGGGGTGGCCTCGTCCACGGGCTGGTTCGTTCAGGTGTCATTGTTGAAACAGGGGAGTGGCAGGCTGCAAGAAGCCCTCGCTCACATGCCCGAAGGATACCTGTCTATACACGTCCTTAAAAGAATTGCCCCCCAGCGATATGCTGGGGGGCAGTTCTGGAGTTGAAAACAGGAAAGAGTTAACGCTAAGCATTGGAGGTCGCCAATACTATGTCTCTAAATACCCCCAGATATAAGAAGGTGTCAACCCTTGAGGCGCTCAAGGTTGTACTGGATAGCGTCGGCACTGCCGACTGCGCCCTCGATTTTGAGACGACATCCCTCCGTCCGAAGGAGGGCAGGGTCCGCCTTGTTTCACTTTGTAACAGCCGGGTAAAGGCCGTCGTAGACTTCGATCAGATCAAGGGCGGGTTCAAGGCCGTAGCCAAGCTATTCAACCGAGGGCAGTGGGTTGTCTTCAACGCCGGGTTTGAGCTTCGCTGGTTCATCGACGCCGGTTGCCCCGATACGACGTGCTTGGACGTTGGCTATTTGCGACGGGCCATCCTTGGCGGGGGAACCTTCAGGCTGCTGGACATGGTCGCTTGGGACTTGAACGAGACGATGTCGAAGGAGCAGCAGACGAGCAACTGGGCAGCCGCCAAGCTGTCGAAGGAACAACTCGACTACGCCTTCCTTGACGCCTACAAAACTTTCCAGCTATGGCAGCACTGGAGTAGCCGTGCTTCCGATCACCACTGGGGCGGTTTTTCTATGCTGAACGACATGGTCCCGGCAGTCATCGAAATGGAAGACGCCGGTATGAAGCTGGACGTTAAGAGGCATCGCGAGCTTTGCTTGCGCTGGGAGAAGGTGCAGGCTCAGCAGTACAAGGAAATCAGAAACAGCGTCAGCGCTTCGGATGTCGCCAACATACAGAGCGACAGTCAGTGGTCAGATTTTCTGAGCGCCCTCCTACCTGACGCTTTGTTGTCGAGCTGGCCGCGAACCGAGAAGACGGGGCAGCTCAAGATGTCAACGGACGTTCTCCGTCAGGTGGCAGCGCACGTCGAAGCATCGACGGGGGAGAACCCGCTTAGCGATTTGCTCGACGCCTTGGCCGACTACAAAAAGATTACGAAGTACCTCAGCTCGTTTGGGGAGACGCTTATCACTAAGGCGGAGCTGTCTAATGACAAGCGCGTTCATGCCCGGTTCAACATTGGTGCGGCGAAGACGTGCCGCTTCAGCTCTAGCAATCCTAACCTCCAACAGATACCCCGAGACAAGGAGATCATGGGGGAGGAGACGAGCGTCCGAAGCTCCTTCGTCGCCGGCCTTGGCCGCAAGCTGGTCACGCTCGACTACAGCGGCATTGAGCTTAGGGTGCTGGCGCTGCTGGCAGAAGACGACCAGCTCCTTTCAGACGTTGTCGAGGGGGACGTCCACGCCGAGGTCGCTGCAGTTGTAGCCGGTAAGAAGATCAACAAGAAGACCAAGGCGGGAGCCGCCGCTCGTAACAAAGCCAAGGGCGTGTCCTTCGGAATTATCTACGGCAGCGGTGCAGGTGGGTTATCGACAACCATGAGGACGACGGTGGAGAACGCGCAGCGGTACATCGACTTCTGGGCGGAGCGCTACAAAAACGCTTTCAACTACCGGCACAAAATTATGGACGAAGCCACGCGCACCAGATACATCCGGGTCATTGACGGCGGGACGATCTACATGGGTAAGAAACCTGAGCTGCCCCGTTGCGCTAACTACCCTGTCCAAAGAGCAGCGCTTTCGATTATGGCAAACGCCATCGTCCGCCATAAGCGCACGCTGGACGCCGAGAGAGCTGCCGGTAGGCAGCGTATGACCCGTATGCTCAGCACCATCCATGACGCCATTATAGACGAAGCGTCTAGTCGCACTGCTAAGGATTGTTACGCCCTTATGGAGGCGGACATGATTGCAGCGTACCTCGACTACTTCCCTGACGCCCCGACAGAGAACCTTGTTGAGGGCGGTATCGGCAGCGGATGGGGGTCAATAAAACCTATTGAATAGGTGTTGACGTAAGTGACTTATTGCTATACCCACTTTAAATCAGTCACTAACTTGGAAAGGAAAGAGTATGAAGTGCGTATTGTGTCGAAAGGAGATCGACGCGCAGCTTAGCCCGTTTGGGGAAGTTGTGTGGACTGGGGGTCACAGCGCCGAGCCTATTAGATCAGGACGGTGCTGCTCGACCTGTAATGCAACACGGGTGATCCCAGCGAGATTGGAGAACCACCTGTCTATAAGAATAACCGTTTAGGAGGTAACAATGTCTATACCAAGAGTGCGAGGCCGAAGCGATCTAAAGCGGCTGATCAAGGAGATGCAGGACGGCGTAGGTCGCAGCAAAGTGTCATTAGGAAGGAAGCGGAAGATTGCACAGTCCGCGAAGACAATGACGCTTGTCGATCTGGACAACAAACTTGCTGCGCTCAGATGGGCGGAGCAGATGGCGGACACTATGCCAGAAGGCATAGAGCTAAACGAGAATGGAGAAAAGTTATGAGCAACGAAGAGCAACTTGAGCTGCCCGGTATGGAAGGGGTTAGCTACATCAACCGAACTGCAGAGTTCGACGCAGAGCTGGTGGATATTGTTAAAGACCGGGGGGAAAGTTACGGACACCCCTTGGATGACTTCGAGACAGCGTGCAAGATCAAGGACGCTTTGAGGGCTTGCCCTGATCCTGTGATCCGCCACGCCCTCACCATGATAGGTGTGAAGATGGCTCGGCTATGTACCAGCCCCGATCATCTGGACAGCATCAAAGACATCGCTGGCTACGCTCGCACCATCGCCATGATCTTAGACGAGAGAGAACGGAGGAACAGCTATGCCGCGATCAAGCGCCGAACGACAACGTGAGTATGAGGAGAGGAAGAAGGAAGCTGGCTGGTCACGCATTGCCGTATGGGTGGCCCCGAAAGTTGATAGGGAGCAAATCAAGAAGTACGTCAGCAAGCTAAATAAAAAAGCGTCTTAATTAAAATAGGGGGTTGTCAGGCACTGACAATCCCCTTTATAATCCGACTAGACGCAACATTGGAGGTCACCATGAATAAGCCAAATAGCAATCGCGTGTGTAGAGAGTGCGGCGAGCCTTTCTTAGGCCGTAAGGCGCACGCAGCGTTCTGCAGCACCACCTGCCGCAAGACGTGGAACAACCGTCGCGCCACCCGAGGCGCACAGCTCTATGACGCCGTCATGGCTATGCGCTATGATCGTGAGAAGGCTAAGGAGCTGGGCATCGACTGGACGTTCGTTTGCCGTATGGCTGAAATGTGGAACGGCGAAGACAAAGGCAACGACGCCCCCCACGGCAAGTCTTACAAGAACCCGCACGACCTGAAGGAGGAGCTTGGCGCAATCGTCAACGGACGTTATGTTTGCACAGATAAGACTGGGAGACGGGCCTAACCTCACCCGTCCCGACAGCCCAGTCAAAAAGAAGCCCCGCTGATCTCTCAGCGGGGCTTTAGTTTGGGGAGGTATTCGATGGAGCTACGTTTCGTTTCTCGTGATAATCCAAAGCAGCGTTGGCTTGCTTCATCCAGAAGCTGACCTCTTTGTTAAACACCCTCATGCTGACATAGTGGTCGCTCTGCATACAGACCAGCTTACCTTGCGGAATTTTTTTCTGTACCCAATACGGCAGGGGGCCGACTTCCACCCTTGGGGGGATTACGGGGCTTGGCCTTGGGGGATTTAGGTAAGTGTATTTTACAGTCGGAGGCGGAGCCTCCACCAGCTCGGCAAATGTCGCGCAACCCCCTAGCCCAGAGATAAGTAGTGGCGCGGCCAGCGCGGACAGGATTTTCTGCCAGCGCCTTTTGTAATGTGGTCGAGGTCGATCTAATCGCATTGCTCTGCTTTCTCAACGCCGCCATCTCTCGGTTGCGGTCCTTCAGTTGGTTGTCCATAGCGTGCATCTGTCGCTGGTGTTCCATCTTCAGATCGCTGATTTGCTTGATGGCCTTTTGTGTTTCCGCCTGCTGCTGAGCGTACTTCGCTTCCAGCTCCGCCACTTCCTGCCACGCCGATTTGAGCAGCGCCCCAGAAGCTGTGAGAGCGGCCAACGCTACTACCAGCAATATTCCAAGGATAACTGTTGGCGACGGCATCCATCATTTCCCCGTGTTCTTCATGTTCATGGCAACGGCTCCACCCATGTAAACAATAACTACACCGATAAGTGCGCCGACTACAGAGATAATAATAGCATTAACTTGGCTTGCTCTCTCAGGCATTGCTAGAGCGGCAATGCCGTAACCAATTACGCAACCAATAGACAGCCACGCCATACGACGGCGGTTCGTCATTTTGATTTCAGGTACTGGTGCTTTCTCAGCCATCGTCCATGTCCTCGTCTATGTATTCAATCTGTAAGTCCTCTTCTCTAGCCGCCTCGACTATAGCTTGATACAGGTCTGAATAAGCAGCACGAGAATTACCAATAGTAAAAGTATCTTCGTTGCGAGTGTGGCCCACAAGAAGACAGCCAGATGTATGGTCGTCAGTGTTGCCAGTGTGGATATAAATCCACTCAAACCCCGGAACATTTTGTACATGCAACATCCCTTCATGGAAGTCGTACCGCTCGGCGTATTTCTTCGTCATGCCCCCTTCGTCGCGCAGCTTGATGTCGTAGGTTCCTGCAGGGATGCGCGTCTCGTGCATCACCTTCTCTTCTTGGGGTTGGTCCTCCAACCCGTAGCAGAACTCCTCGTCGTCAAGGTACACCCGAGAAAGGGTTGCCTCATCGTTGTGGGCATAACGCCGAACGGTAATCATCATTGTTAAGTTTCCTTCTTAGTAGGAGCTGTAAAGTCAACGGTAGTGCAAACTGCAGCCCACTGCTTAAAAGCCCCTAGCTGCTGGTGGTGATTGTAATACTGCTCCGTCAAATCCCTTGGAGGACATTCAGATACGGGCATAGACGTTACGTCGTAAGCGCCGTCGTTTGTAATTATAAAAACGACTAGCACCAAAACTTTCATTCTTTTACCCCTGTCGGAGGATGCTCTCCGTTGTGTTGCTTATTTAAGTGCGCCACTTGCGACTGCAGCACTTCGATCTGTGCTTGCATCGTTGCCATCTCCCGGTTCCTATGCTCCAGCGCAGCGACACTATTGATATCGGCCAGCACAGCGAGCCTTGAGCCGAATACTGCTCGCTGTGACTCGGCTTCATCAAGGCGAGCATCGAATGTAGCTTTCGATTTTTCGTAACGCTTGATAAACGCTTCCAAATCTTCCATGACCCTACTGAGGTTAGACTTGACGACAGCATAGCCTCCTATGACAGTGGAGGCCATGATGGCGATCTGAAGAGCGTGAGATGCAGTTAGTTCCATAGCTACTCGTCCATTATGATCTTAACAGGGTACTTCTTCCCGTCGATAGTTTTCAACAACAGCTTTCCTTTGCGGCAAATCCACCGTTCTTTTCCTTTTGGAGGATCGCTTCGTTCGATGACCCGCTTGGCCTTTAAGCACTCGCTCAGACTATCCCTCGGTGTAAACTCTAAAAGCGATCCTGCCGTCGTATACAGGTGAAGGACAAACCCAACAAAAGTTTCCATATCACTTTCCGTTAATCTGAAGCGTTCTCTGCGCGTCCTTCAATTTTTCGACAGCGCTCCGCACTTCCATCATGTCGGTCTGCAAGCGCGTAATGTTGACGCTATTATTTGACCTGTCTTCGACTTTCGCCGTCAGTTTTTCTAACTGACCGCTGATATGTTCAATTAGCATAAACGCCTCTTTCACCGCTGGCGATTGTGGGCGTTCGATGCGGAAGGTTGTGTTCTTGTCAATGTCAAGTTTTAAGGATGCAACGCTAGTTTCCAAATCCTTCTTTACTAACTGCTCAGAAGTCTCCAGCCGATTGAGCCGCTCTTGGATAATGAAGTACGAATAGACGCCCATGCCGACCAGCGCAATCAGACTGATGACAGTCTTCATAGGCATCTGGACGTTTGTGCTGTCGCTGATCTTTGTTGTCATCGACACACTGCCTCAACGCAGCGGTTAGCCCAAATGTAATATCCTACCACCGCCGCAAAAATCGCAATGCCTGCCAGTTGAGCAAAAATTATTGCCCATCTCTTGATTGTCTCTCGACGTGCCTCCGCCTCTTCTCGCTCCTTCTTGAGGCGCTCCTCCTTCTCCTTCTTCCGCTGATCGCGGGTTTCAAGGATCACGTCCCAAGTTTTCTTCTCGCCGTGCGGCACCGGCCAGCGGCGATTGATCTCATCAGCAAGGTCTTGGATGTTTCGCTCTAAGCGCTTCTGGGCGTCTATCTCATTAACAATGGTAGAGAGGTCGTCCTCTCCCCCGCCATCCGATGTCCGCTTCTGCAGGATGCTTTGGTTCTTCGCAGCGACGGCGTCCGTAGGCTTCGATGCAATATTTTTCTCGTGCGCTTCCTTATGGTGCAACAAGTCGTCAATGGAATGTGCGATTGAGGCAACATCCTTGGCACCCTTTAAGACGACCTTCGCAGCACTTAATGAAGCAGCTATCGTGAGTGGGTCCATACATTACCTCGCTCTTGCCTGTGCTGCGCCGCCGCCAGGAGGACGGATACCCCACGCCCAAACCAACATAGGATCATCAGCGCCGATGCCGAAAGCGCCCCCCGCACTAGGCCGCATCTTAAATCCATTGGCAGTGACATCTCCAATCGTAATCCCGCTGTAACCTTTTTCTTGATTGTTCCAGTTGTAACGAATGTCCGCAGGATTGCCGTTTCCGTTCGTGGAGTACGTTGGAAATGTCGGAAAGAAATCGTTGGAATTAGAAGAATCAATGTTGCGCCATGCGATTAGGGACGCTGCTCCACCAAGATGAATATAAGGACCATCAGTTGTCGAACCGTTATGGGAGTAGCCTGTGAACGCGCTGAACCCTTCGATTTGCTCCCACACAATGACCCGATAAGTGCCAGACGGGAAACTAGTGCTTAGTGTTATGTTCGTTCCATCTACCGTTACAAGCTCAGTAGTTGATGGTCTGTCTTGTTGGTTCCAGCGAATGTTAGCCGAAGACATATTCGGATGAGAAACATACCAGTCGCCCGTGCTATCGGACCTTTTCGCTACAGCTGATTTTGCACCACTCCCTAGGCCATGAGCTTGATTTGTCGCCGAACTGTTATCATGGCTAATCTCTGCCGTGTAACACCCGTAAGCTGCACCTACGCGCCACGACCATGCGGAGTAGTTCACGCTTGACGCTAGGGTTAACTCTGAACCTGCGGCGGCGTCTGTGTTGAAGTGCATCGAATTGCCGCTATCATCAGAAAACCGAACATCGTAATCTTCATCGTCAGCCTCTTTCTTAAAGACGTCGATGTAGCTGCTCCATCCTGAACGTGCGGTGGCTAGGCTGGCCTCGATGGTATCTCCGTCTTCCAGTGTAATGAACACAAACCCATCATCAGGGTTCTTCACTGTGGGAGCCGTAATATTGGCGGTGTTAAGGGAGGTATAATTTGCCGGTGCGCTATACGACCAATCTGCGTTGCGGAACCTAGCAGTATGCGTATTTTCAGCATTGTAGCCGTGACAAATTAAGAAGAGAGGGCCAGCAGTCTTTGATAGCGTGTCATCCCATATGGTGCCGGGGCCGGTTCCTCCGCTAAAGGCCGATCCGTTCCACCATTGACCATCCTTCGAGAGATATAAATCTTGGTTGTCAAAATCAACAGCAAACCCCCAGACAGTTCCGGTGGTCACACCAAGTGTACGGCTGGAAGTTGAGCCGTCGAATTTTTCCCAAGTGTTCCCTGCCGGTTGAATGACACTGGCAACGCCGTTCGTCGCGCCGGGTGCCGCCGTAAGGCTTACTTCTCCTGTACCAACTGATATTGCGTAATTGGCACTTGACTCGTCGGCACGAACTTCAAAATAAACTTTTCCACCTGTACTAACGCCTTGCGTTGACCTTATGGCTTGCCAGCCGCTGGAACCGGAAGATGCCCAAGTGACATTTCCGTTTGAAAGTGTAGTCGTTGCGGCATCCAACGGGTTTAATGTTGCGTAATTTCCAATATTATTATCAGAATCATCAGTCGGCGTGTCGGTGACTTGATTGGTTTGCACCGCGCCCCCGCCGACGGCCCAATGGTTATCTTTTTCAGAAGTGTCAGCGCCAATTCCGTTTGCATCTTGGCCGCTTCCATTTTCCTTAAACTGAAGAAGAAAACCGTTATTTCCATAATCATCTATATTTGTACTAGGGTCTTTTGGCACCCATACACCGTTACTGTCAAATTCTCCAAAGTCCGTGTGGGCTAGATTATTGCCGTCCACAAAGACCATTTCGGCAATGTAACCATTCCACAGATTATTATTTGATAACGCATATCGACCAACCTCATGGTCAAAAGCGTTTCCTAAAGAAAATTCAAAGTCTTCATCTGGGTAGGTATGAGTCGATAAGTCGGCGTCTGGTATTTGGACGCCGTTGAGATAGAGCTTAATGGTTGAGGCACTTGGTGTAACGCTGTCAGTATTTGCTGATAAGATGAGGTGATACCACGCTGTCGGATCACGCAATAATCGCTCTGAAATTAAACTTAATTCGTTTGTGCCGCCGACGTAATTAGAAATGCGAATTGTTCCGTCGGATTGCACCCAGAACATAAACTCGGCATCACTACTAGTATCATCGCAGCTTAACAAAGTACCAGTTGCGCCTAACGCGCCTAACTTAAACCAGCACGAAAAAGTAAATTTCATACGGTTAGTTCCGGTGCCGCTGAAGGTTTTATTTAGATAATCTGCGCCGCCATCTAGCCAGATCGCGTTTTCGATGGTGTAACCGCTGTCCCCTGCCGGGATCAGTGCGGGAAAGATAATGGACGCGACCATTAGCTGACCGCCAGCGTGTTCGCTACCACCACGCTTGTTCCGTCAAAGGAATAATAACTTATCAGATAATTCCCCGCCGTTGATACAGTAGCCAAGAAGTTCGCATCGCATTTGACTTCGGAGCCTTTTGTGATTGTGTGGCCGCTTCCATTTACCAAGTAAATTAAACCGCCCTGACCCGCAGTTTCATTGGTAAACTCAATTACGTCAGCGCCAGATGGCGTCCAGTTAAAGTTGTTACCGGCGTTCATATCGAATGACCCGTCATTATCGGTAACAGGAGTTGAGCGTTGTGATCCTGTCCAGCTTTGGTCTTTAGTAAGGTCAAGCGTAATCGTTGTGCCTGTCTGCGTCAGCCCTGCGCCATAATCGTTGCAAGACATGATGGTCGCCAACCAGTTGTCGGTTTCCGTGGCAGCAACCTCGTCAGCTATAAAGTGAACGACGTGTCCGACTGCCGTTAGCCCTGTGTAATTCGACGCCGCTCCATTGATGGTGTCTCCGTCTCTCACAATGGTGATGGCGTTATCGACGTTGGTGACTTCAAAGCCAAACATCTGACCGTCAAGTGCATCACTTGCCCCTGTCCCAATCGTCGGCAAGTTGATCGTAATAGTGCCGCCAGAGGCATTAAGGACGTAATAAGTACCGACGTTAGCACGTTCTAGGTTGTGCGTTCCTGCGGTTAGCGTTGTTACAGCCGTCCACTTTTTATTGTAGGCAGTTGCTGCCGCTGCTTCAGTCGCCGCATCAGTGGCATACTTTCTTGCACTGTAAAGCCCCCCTGCGACAGCCGTCCCTTCAGTGAAAGAACCGCCGCCACCTAACGCCCACTCTTTTGCTGATCCAGCGGCTACCGTACTACCAACGGCATACTCTTTTGCGGAATATTCAGAAGTATCTACAGCACCACCTGTAGTGGTTGCCCACTCCTTGGCTGCACCGCGAGAGGCCGTTGTCGTAACATTTGTCCCGCCAACGGCCCAGGCTTTTGCACTGAAGTCTGATCCTGTAACCGCACCGTCTACCTTAGTTGCGTAGTTGGTTGCTTCGGTTGCCTTAGTAGTTGCCGTGTCCTTATGGTCTTCCGCTTTCGCGGCCCAGTGGAGAGCGGAGTACCCCGATCCGTCAACGGTGTTGTCTTCAGCTTCCGTTGCCCACTCCTTCGCTGCTCCTTTCCCAGCGGTGTCCGTTACCCCAGTTCCGCCAATGGCCCACGCCTTGGAACTGAAATCCGTACCCGTGACAGCGCCGTCTACTTTTGTTGCGTAATTAGTGGCGAGAGTAGCCTGCGTTGTTGCTGTTGCCGCGCTGGCAGTGGCAGAGGTTGCAGAAGCGGAAGGCTCGTCTACTAACTCAAACCCGTTGTTAGAAGAGTTAATAATGATCGCCTTACTGGCTACGGGAGCGGGGACAGAAGTGTTAAAGCTGGAGAGGTCAGCACTAACAGCAAATTTTAGACTGCGATCAATCTCGCCTTGCTGGTCTTGGTCGATCTGGGTGAGCTTGTCGTAACCTGTCTCTAAAGTTTCAGGCTGAACGCCGCCTCGGTTCTGTAAATCCGTAGTCTGTGTCATCGGAACAGAGCGGGTAATCGTAACCGTTGTTCCGCTGGGAGCGTGCGTACTGGCGGAGGTAAACACAATGTTACCACCGCTTGCCGTTCCCACGCCGGTCACCGAATAATGTGTGGTCAGCGTCTTAACAACTTCCACGCCAGTAGAGGTTGTCTTCACGGTGACAACAAGGTGAGCCTGATCCAGCACGAGGAAGTCATAAGCGAAGGTTGTAGTGCTTCCGTTTCCGTCGTAGGGGCCAGTGCGTGCGTCTGTAGAAGCCACAGTCATGGGGCCGCTCCTTCCTTCCGTCTAGTCGTATACAGTAGAACAGTCATAAAATCTAGTCCCTCTTCGCTGCTATGTCGGCGTCGTACCCACTAAGAAGGTCATGCCACTCCCACCCCGGTTGCTCTTCGTAAAGCGCTTCCAGCCCGTCTATGAAACGGTTAACTTGAATAGCAGGAACCTTCCCTGTAGCCACCGCACCAACAATAACAGCAGGCTTAACAACTTCTACCCAAGACGTTTCGTCACCGTCTTCTAGTTTGCGAGCAGAGTTTTTCAAAAGTTTTTCTATAGCCTCACCAAACATCCCTGCAGGGCTGCCGCCATAACCATAGTCACTAACCACCCCCACAGCCACGTCTCTTACAAGAGGAATACCAGAGAGTAACCCGGTTGCTGTTCTTGTTGCTAAAAACTCGCCTAGACTTTCGTCCTCTTCATCTTCAGGTTCCCACTCAGGAAGTTTCCCTTTAATAAAAGCGGACGCTGCCTCTTGTAAGGTTACAAGGATAAATATCCGTGTGGCTGCCTTCATGCTTGCGCCGACAGGGTTTCTAACTACCCCCTCCCCAAACTCTTTTCCTACACTACGCAAAATGCCGTACAAAGCAGAAAAGAAAGAGTAGAACATGGTAGCAGCTTTGGTTATTCCTCGGCTTCTCTGAATAGCTGCAAGGTCTTTAGCCCCTCCCCCAGACTGGCTCATGCGGACTACCCTATCTGCATAGGCAACGGCGTTTGCGCCGTCTATATCTCCGGGGTCTTGCTGTAAAGCGTAATTATAAGCTGCGGTCCATACAGGTATATCCACTGAATATAACTGCATGGCAGCAATAGAGCGCATGGAAAACTCTAACCCTCTATCAATTCTCCCGTCCTTACCTTTCAATCTTTTAATGTTTTCGCGCAGATCGCGGTCAGTGTTTTCAATACGAAACCGCATCTCTGGAGACGCTTCAAAAACAAAGTTTCTATGATCTCCTGAAAAGGTCTTCCTAATACCTTCTGCAAGATACCCGGCCATTCTAGCTGCGTTGACAGGGCCGTATCCGTTATCCGTTAACAGGCGGTCATACGCAGTAGTAAGTCCAAATGTCTGGGCAACTAGAGTAGTGTAAGAGAAACCTAGCGCAGCTACAGTTGTGTTTCTTATTGCCTTTTCGCCCAAGGTTTCAATATCAGTTAGCCTTGCCATATCCTGATTATTTGAAGCGATAGACCCAACCCATGCGTCTAGTAGTCTAGCGTATTTGACCCCGGCCTTTCGCTCTAGCTCCGCCCGAAGGCCGGTATCATTCAGTATCTTCTTTGCATTACGGACGGCGTCGTAATGAGTAATATAATGGATGGTCGTCTCAAGGCCGTGGGTCAGGCGAGTTATCTGCAAATTAACAGGCGCACTAAAGCCAGTACGCCCTTTTGTCATAGAGCTGTTAACAGAGGCCTGACCTGCCCTGCCCTGCATCTCCTCTAACGCTGTTCTTTTTTCACTAGCGGACGACCCTTTTACGCCAGCATGATCGTAGTCATAAACCATAGGGAAGTACCCGCCAGCGTACTCCCCATGTTTTGTGCTAACAGTCCTGCGTTCTACACGGTCAGGAGACACCCCAAACTCTGCGCGGTAGATGCGCTCTACTTCGGGCCACAGCTTTTCAGCCTCGTCCCAGATGGACTGTACTAAATCCCATTCCTCCTTAGAGAGCTGGTCAAGCACCTCCGCTAGCAGCTCTTCGTTTATGTTCCAACCAATGTCGGCGTACCCCTGTATTGTCTTTTCGAGGTTGCTCTCGTTGCCCGTGTTCAACGCGAGCATAATCAAACTTTCTCGCGTTAACCTTGTTGTTTCCTTGCCCAGCCCTTTCTTGTCTACCCGCTTCCCCCATCCCTTCCTAGTCTTAGGATCAACTTGGTTGATCCGATCCTGTATCATCTTTGACACGTCCGCCGTGAGCTGGTTCTTCAGACCGTAGGCATCAGCAAACGGCTGGTATATGGTCTGATGCCATATGCCTAAAGGAGCGCCGTCTAATGCTTCTAAAAGGAATTCGGCTTTTAACAGGGAAGCGTCTAATCCCGCCGCTCCAGAAGAGATGCGGGAAAAAACATCTTCCCCTCCTAAAGCGCGGTCTTTAAGGCGGGTAGCAATGGCGTCTTTTCTTCCTCCAAGCGCCGCCTTCATTTCTCCTATGACTTTATTCCGATCTCTAGTCTCTTGGCCCACTTTAAGTTTTTTAGCAAGGCGGCCTTGCTTCTCTAGGGTTTTTACACTGTCGTACAGCTCTATAAATTCGCCATACGTCATATCATTCAAATTTTCCTTAGTGTCTTTAACTGTCAGCCATTGCGGAAGCTGTAAGATCGCGCCGTCGTTTTCCTCCGCCTCTTGGATAAATTGGTTTATTGCCTGCAGCTCTACTAAAGCTCGGCGGCGGTCAGAAACCTCTGCGCTAAAATCAACAATCTCAAGATGGGCCTTTATGGCATCGACGTATCTCGCATCTATGTTAGGAAATTTCTTTTTAGGGTTTTGGTAAACCTTCATGCTTCTGCGCTGAGTATTTAACTTCTTCTCTGCTCGCAGAGCCTCCAAAGCAAGGTAGTGGTTAACAAGGCGTTGAAACTGATGCTGATAAGCAGCTACGCGATCTCCCTTTTTTACCGCCGCAGCGGCTTCTTTAGCGTGCCGCTTTTCTGCTGCCAAAAATTTATAAGGACGAACCTCGGACACTTTCATTCGGTTCAGCTTGCCTTTTGCGTATGCGCGAATGAATTTAATTTTAAAAGCGGGTTGCGTAGTCCTTAAAGCGGTTAACTCAGCAGCAAGCACTTTAGCGACGTGGTCCCCATGCACACTTGCAGTAGCCTCCTCCTGTCCCTGCACATCCATAGAGCCGTGCAGCTCCTGCATTTTTCTATCTAAGGCCTGGTTAACGGCAACATCAAATTTCGGCAGGTCTTTTAGCGCTTGTAACATTTCATGCACGTCTTCAAACCCAAACATACGAGCAGCAGTGCCGGGGTCTACGAGGTTTTTGCCTTTAGCATAGACTGCCTTGTTTCCAATTCTAGGAAGGTCTGACAAGGACATTCCGTTTTCAGCTAGGTACGTTTCTAAAAGGGCGCGGTCTATCGGGCCTAGCCTTTCATGCGCTTCTGGCTGAGAACCGTCCGCATACCCCCCTGTAATAAGAGTGTGGAGCAAACGGTAAGCAGGCTGCATTTTTATCTCGTCAGTAACCTCGTCTTTGTATGTATCGCGTTCTTCCTGCCACCACTTCCTGCGGCTGTCTTGCAACTCAGAGATATGCTTTGCTCTTTGGTTAGCCTGTGATTGATTTTTTGCTCTCTGCATTTTTTGCTGATAAGCGTTGAACTGCTCATCTGTCATACCTGCTCGGTCTGCAGTGTCAAAGATACTAGCAAGATCATATTGGCCTTGAGCAACAGCAATTTCTTCATCGGCAGCAAGCATACGATCAAGGACAGCGGTTACCTCGTCACTCATTTGAATGTCTGTGCCTATAAGGCGTCGGTACACCGATTGTATCCATGCAGCAAAACTGGCAAAGGCGTCTGCTAGAGCTAAGCTAGGGGCGTTGCCTGTAGCAAAGTAGCTTTCTACTCCTCTGGCAAAGTTTTCATGCATGGCAATACTTAGCCAACTAAACTCATTAGAGGGATCGTTTACGCCTTTCCCTCTCAAGTCCCCTTGTCGTATGTACGCCTTTACTTGAGCGTCCGTCATCTTTTGAAGGGCGGCTACAGAGGCTTTATCCTTTTTCTTCTTCGCACGGCGAATTGCCTCTTCCTTAATCTCCAAGGAACGGCTGCCCCACCATTTTGTAACGATGTCAAAGTCCCGCTGAAACTGACCACCTACAGCAGCAGCATCCGACTTGAGCTGCTCCAACCAGAAATGTCCACTTTCATGCAGGAAAGTAGACTGGTCAGCCTTTTCAAATATTTGGATAAGGTTTACAGGATTGTCGTCCTGATCTGTAATCAGGTCGCTGGGGGTGAAACCTCCTCTTGGGTCGGCTTGCGCTCCTGTCTGCTCAAGCGCTGCTTCTCTAGGGCGGCCTGTGCCAGTTTGCCCAACCCCTGTAACACCTTCGGGTTCGACAGGTCTAGCATCTTGTCCAGAGACGGCTCCTGCTCCATCTCTTCCTTCTGTAAGTCCTTCAATTCCTTCGACGGCATACCCCTGCTCCCTCAAGATATTTGCAAACGTAGTGTCATAGCTTGCATTAAGTGGGTTAGGCGGAACTATCGCAACTCCGTCTTCGTCGGTAGCCAGCTCGGTAGTTAACGCACCCCACAATTCTTTTTCAGGATACCATAGCACAGCTTGCAAGTCAGCGACAGTTAATTCTATCCCTCTCTGCTGTAGTACTTCTTTTGCTTTTGCTCCAGCAGCTTCAATTTGTTTGCGTTGCGTACCGTTTGCAACCTGATCTAACGGCTTAGACAAGTTAGTGATAATCGTCTTAGCTGCTCTGGCCCACGTCGGTTGTAATTCTTTAGGTACTGGTCCCGATTCTCGTAAGCGGTTATATTCTACGTTCCAAGCGCTCAGGAGACGCTTAGCGTAACCAAGAAGCTCGGCATCATTGTTTGCGTAAGCGTCGGACCACGGCTCAGGTACTTGTAGCCCTTCTAGATCGGGTACAACGTCTTCCATTATTTTTAAACGGGCTTTAAGGCGTTTTTTCTCCGCATTAAAATCTTTCTTACGAGAAAACTTAACAGGGTTCAGGCTATCGATCTGTTCCTGCATCCCAGCCATTATTTGCTTCAGAGCTGCAACATGGTCTTGATCACCCCCTCGTTTTGATAGCGAGCGAGCCGCTGCTCTTCTGAGACGGTCCCGCTGAGCAGGCAAGGCTTCAGGGTTACCAATGCTCTTCCCTGTCATCCGCCCCCAAGTACGGCGCAGCCACAGATCAATAGTTAAGGGGTCAAAGTTTCCGTTAAGGTTCTGCCAAAAACCATTGCCGATTTTAGGACCAAGGGTTGAAGACCCGTAGACTACAGCGTCTTTGGCGGTCTGACCCGGAGGGCTGTAGGGTATCCCTGCAGCCTTCATCTCTACTTCCCATTCACGCACTGTCTTACTTTCACGAAACAGAGCGTCTAAGGCGGTTAGCTTCTCAGCAAAGCTGTCTCCCGGCATAGCGTTAACCATCGGGAGAAACTTATCAAAGTTATCCCCCATAGCTTCTTGTTTGTCCCCCGTACCCCACTCTCGCAGCATAGGTATTTGCCCGTGGTTGTGGCCTTTCTTAACCATCTCAACCATCTGACCAAAGGCTTCGTCTGTTGCCTTACTATTAGCGGCGACATCAAGGTTCTGAGAAGTAACCGCCATAATGTACGTCAGCACAAATCGCGCATTTGAAGCAGTTCCAAAACCGCCTTCGGCAGCAGCAGCGTCGTCGGTTATCATGGGGTACTTAAAAGCTAGAACATCAAGCGCACGCAGTATAGCGGATGAATACCAGTCACTAGCGTTACCAGTATTCTCCATAGCAAGCTGCGCTTCCGCTGCCATAACAAGCGCAATCTCTTCTATCTGCTGAGACGTTAAAGGCTCTGTAAAATCAGTTATAGGCGTGCCGGGGAACTGCTCTTCCAACCACAGAGCTGCTTCCATATTACTTGGAAGGCGCTCTACGGGAAGCGCCTCCGGGCGATATATTGGGCTGACCCTTTGAAGGTTGGCAGCGTCTACTCCATATGCAGCAGGATCATCCTTTAAATTTTGAGCAGCGTCTACAAGAGAGCCGTCTTGGAAAAGAAAAGTTTCAGCGTCCCCATACTGGACATTTTTTGCGAGGACTAACGGACCTACTTGGATAACCTCTTCCGCACTTACGACAGGGCGCTGGTCAGACCTGTCATAAAAGAAAGAGTGGCGTTCTGGATCGTATCCTACCTGCGTCCACTCAGGATCATTGATAACGTCCTGCGCCCTTGCAGCAAGTGCCTCTACATCTGCACTTTGAAAATCCCCGTCCATCCTCGCAAACGGGGATTTCTTTGTTCTGTCAGGGTCATCAAAAACCTGTGCCGCTTTTCTCTGCTCTCCCTCAGTGGGCATAAGATCGACGTTAGTTATCTGAGCAGCGGCCTCATGCACATTACCTACTGGGGTGTTGTGGATAGTTGGAACCCATACGCCATGATCCCTATAAGCAGGGATGTCTAAGCGAAGACCTACACGTTGTCCCACGGGAATCTGATCCGCTTTACCGAGCTTCTCTTTTTTTCTTTTGTCTAAAGCGCCTCGCATTTCTTCTGTCGTTGCAGGCTCAGGAACAGCTTCAAAAGGAAGAACCGTTTTTAACTTATCGACCTCCTTAGCATACTCTTCCGCCGTTATCTCTCCTGCTCGTCTGCGTCGAGCTGCCTCGTTCAGAGCAGGGGTGCGTTCTGTTACGTCTTTATAATTCAACTTGATGCGGTCTACCTGCTCAAAGGTGGGGGCTTCTACTCGCGCCTGCTCGCCTTCAATACGGAGGTTGTCCGCTTCAAACAATGCCAGCGCATCAACAGGCTGCCCTGTTTCTTCTGTTAGCCTGATAGCTCTGGCAGCGTAACGCTGGGCAGTTAGTTGCCCCAACAGATCGGCCCTACGATCATTATGAGTGCCTGTAGCAATAATCTGCTCCGCTACAGTGGAGCGAATTTTGTTGGTGTCCTCCACTAGCTTGTTAAGGGTGGCCTTACCTACCCCCGGAGCAATGCGATCTAACGCCCTTGCTTGAAGCTGTTGCTCTATGTTGTCCGCCTCTTCCGCAATCCCGCTAGTTTCATAGTCGGCGGCTTCTCTTGCTGTCATGCCTTCTATGTCAAAGCGAGTATGTTCAAGAAGCTGTTCAAACCCCTGCTTACCAAGTATGTGTCTTATATAAGTTGCCGTGTCGATCTCAACGTCATTTCCTTCAACGGCAGCCTCCTGCAAAGAAGCGCTTTCTAAACCTAGCGTCTCCGCTAGGCTGCCGTCCTGATCGAACCGCATAACTTCTTCAGCGGGGATGTAGACGGTGTCTATTCCGTCTTCCTTTAATTTATCGGACATTACATCCGCCGCTGTGGACAATTTTTCAGTAGGGATGCCTTGGAGGTTCCCTTGTAAATCTTGTTGCCCTTTCAACCATGCTTTTGCCTTTTTTGCGTCGGCGCGTCTCTTGATATCTCCAGCGCCAGCGATCACTCCTTCAACAGCAACGCTTGACGGGTTCGACCCCCCAAGCATCTCCAGCATAATCTCTGCGCTGTCTAAGCTCTGACCGCTGAGCGTTTGAGCAAGCCACTCTCCCAGACCCTCCGTCCCCAGCTCGCTCATTGTAGCTAAGCCAAATTTTGTTAGGGAACTCTTATCTAAACGGCCTATACGCCCTAAGAACGCATATCCTAGGGCTTGCCCTGTGCCTACCCCTAGACCCCGGCCTTTATCAAACTTGGCAGCAGCGCTTTTTACAGCAGGGTTGCTAATTAAAGCCCTCACACCTTCCGGTGTAGTGATATCGACGCCCGTTTCTTCTTTAATTGTCTCAATTTTTTCTGGGCTAAAATTAAAAAACTCGCTCGCCATTCCTCCTGCTGTGCTAACAACGCCGCCTAACCCTACACGGCTAGCTAAAAGCCCAGAAGCTACAACTGGCCCCTGCTGTATCATCTGCCCCGTAGCAAAAGAGGTAACGTCATCAGGCCGAGTAGCAAGAACATCCAGAAAGCCAAGTATCTTGTCTGGCAAAGAAGCGTCTTTAAGAGCAACAATTTCGTCTATGACTGCCTTCTCACCCTCGCTACGAGGAAGCCCTGAAAAGGTTTCAACAAGGTCTATTATTTTGAAAAGGTCTTGTTCCGCTTCTTGCCGCAACCTCTCCGCATCTTCTTCACTGGTAAACAGACGAGCGCCTACTTTTGCCAGCCCTTCAAAACTTCCGCTAATAAGCTCGCTGGGAGTGCGTAGGATGTTACGGGCTAAAGGGGGCATCCAAGATAACAAAGGGTCGGTTTCTTCGTCCTCGTAGAACCCCTCAAAGAAAAGGTCGGAAACAGGTCTGCCAGCAGTGTCTGCTCTTGCCAAGGCAGATTTAGCTAAAAAAGAATAATAATTTATCTTTGAACGAAACCGCATAAGGTTGGCGTTTATCTCTAACCAAGGAGCTGGTTCAGCCTCTAACATTGCTCCCCGCATAGCCTCTGTTGCTTTTTCAGAAGCATACATAAGAGGGATTTCATTTCGTAAGATGGCTGCTACTTCTCTATTGACTGCCATCTTCTCCCTAGTGGCCGTGGTCTTTGCCAAGATAGCCCGGTGATCTTGCCAGCCTGCCATTTGGACAATCTTGTTAGGGGATGCTTTTTGAATAAGCCCTAGGGGCATGTTCGTAGCCTCGGCCAGCGCTTTCTGTTTAGCCAGCGCGCCCCCATCAATGTCAAAAGCGGAATTGTAATTTCTCATAGCCTCAACTGTGAGAGGGTGCGCTCTTCGCTTTTGACGAGCGGCTTCTGTACCCGGAAGGGCGGAGCCAAACACAGAAAACTGAGGCTGCCGGTCAGCGTTAAGAAGGTTGTTTACAGGCGCGGCGTCTGCAGTGGCGTCCATAAAAGGGGACGTGTTCGATTCTTGTAAAGACGCTCCCAAAATACCTTGGGAAATTGTAATTGAAGTCTTTGGGCTGATAGGCTCCCTAGCCATATTTAGGGTGTCCCCTTCAACCATTTCTCAAAGTCAGATTTAACTTGAGCAACGCCTCTAGCGGTTCCTGCAAGAGCGGTTAGGCTCATAATCTCTTGTGCAAAACTTGCCTTTGTTAACGGCTTT